TGCAGACACAGTCAATCACCGACTCGCTTTTGCATAATGACGCCGCCGCTTTAACACTTGCCGAATACCTAATTAGTCCAGACCCCGAAGCGCGCTTCAACTTCCTAGGCACAGAGTTCCCCGGACTATCCACAGCCGATCAAGAAACACTTGCGCTACTCGATGTAGGCGACCTGATCAATATCCAAAAGTCAATAACGACATCCGCAGGCCCCAGCCAATTTGCACAAGATCTCACCATTGAAGGACTTGAACACAGGCTTACTTTGTCAGCCGGGCACGCAGTCACCTATTACACCGCGCCAACAACGATTGTCTATGAGCTTATTTTGGACGACATCACCTATGGCACACTTGACACAAACAATGTCCTAGGATAATCACATGGCTATTCAGACCTTTACCGCCGCACAAGTCCTTACAGCGGCACAGATGAACGCTTTACAAGCGAACGACTACAACCAGACCGTCTCAACAAAGACCACAAGTTATGTCCTAGTCGCAGCCGATAAGGGAACTCGAGTCACAATGAACGCGGCAGGAGCTACGACGATCACTGTGAACACTTCGCTCTTTGCAGCTGGCGACACAGTCTGGATTCAGAACATTGGTGCAGGTACTTGCACAGTAACCGCTGGTACTGCGACAGTGACTACTGCTAGTTCGTTGGCGTTGGCACAATGGGGGGGTGGCACGCTTTATTTCACTAGTGCTAGTGCTGCTATTTTTTTTAGCGGTGGCGGTGCAACTTACGGCGCTGCAACAGGTGGCTCATCATCAAGTATTACGGTTGGTGGCATAAATTACACGCTGCTAACTTTTACGGCGTCAGGTTTAATGACGGTTACGAAATCGGGTTTGTTTGACGCACTAATTTTTAGTGCTGGTGCTGGCGGTGGTACTGGCGATGGTACCGCTGGTGGTGGTGGCGGTGCTGGTGGTGTATCACAACAAACAATTTACTTATCAGCAAACACAACAATTACTATTGGTTCAGGCGGTGCAGGCGGTGGTCTGGCTGGTGCTGGTTCATCATCAAGCATTGACAACACCGCGCGCGCATTAAGTGTCGCTGGAGGTGGTATTGGCGGAGGATATAACGGTTCGGCATATTACCAAGCGGGCATGGGCGGTGCTGGTGGCGGTGCAGGCTCATTGCAAACTTTGACTGGTGCAGCGTCTATGTCTCCAAGCATTTCAGGCTTTGCAGGTGGCAACGGTGTAAGCAATACGGCTGCTGGTGGCGGTGGCGGTGCGACAGCGGTTGGCGCTAACGGTGTTACTACCGCTGGTGGCGCTGGTGGCGCGGGTTACGATGTCAATGCTTTCACTGGTGCAGGCTCATTGTTTAAGGCTGGCGGCGGCGGCGGCGGTGGCACTACGGGCGGCGCAGGTGGCTCATCGGTTGGCGGCGCTGGCGGCACATCAACCACAGCAGGCGCAGCAGCAGCAGCAAACACGGCATCAGGCGGTGGCGGTGGCGGTCGAAGCGCAGGCAGTCTTGCAGGCGGTAACGGTGGTTCAGGCATTGTTTACATAAGGTTTAAGGTTTAGACATGGCAAACTTTGCACAAGTAACAAACAACATTGTCGAGCAGGTAATTGTTATCGCTAACGAGGATTGCGATAATTTACCGTTCCCAGACAGTGAGCCAGTAGGCCAAGCGTTTATTGCATCACTTGGTTACACAGGCGAATGGTTGCAAACAAGTTACAACGGCAACTTTCGCGGATGCTACGCAGGTATCGGCTACACATGGAACGGCACAGACTTTGTACCGCCAACGGCTGATAACTCTTAGCGTCATGCTTGCGCTTATCCTGACCGCTTGCGAAACAACACGAACAAACGCACCAATCAAAGTAAAAAACAGCGCGCTAACACGCTGCTCAACTATTACGCAATGCGAAAGAGTGTCTAATGGCTAGGGATAAAGCAGAAATAGAAGTCCTTCATGCGCGCATGATTGTCTTTGTAGGTTGCACTATTGCAGTAACCTTCGCACTGACCGTCATCGGCTTCGTTTACGGCCTGCTCTTTGTAACTCAGCCACTTGAGCAGTCACCGAATGACGCGCAATTCATAGATCTACTGTCTACGCTCACAGTCTTTATGACTGGCACACTCTCTGGACTTGTCGCCGCTAACGGACTTAAACGAAAGCCTGCCGATGGCAGTCCTACCAGCACTCCCTAACATCCCTAACTCGAGACCGTACACAGGGAACTCTGACGGAGCCGCAGCTGGCCCGCGCGCAGGAATGGACGAATGGATCCGACAGGCGATCAAATATGGCAACGGAGCCTTTTGGAATAATGGGAGCTACGGCGTAAGAAATATGAGGGGCTCCGAGTCGTTGAGTGTGCATGCCACAGGGCGCGCAGTAGATCTTTCATATCGCAAGTCAGAGCAACATCCGAACGCAAGTCGCAAGGGATCAGTCGCCTTCCTAGACATTGTGACCGCTAATGCGAACGCGCTAGGACTTGAATGCGTACTTGATTACATTGCCCCATTTGGACGCGGCTGGAGGTGCGACCGCCAAAAGTGGCAGAAATACACCAAGGAAACTATTCACGGCGTGCCGGGCGATTGGCTCCATTATGAGATCTCGCCTGCTATGGCAGACTCTCCAGCCCTTGTCAAACAAGCCTTTCAAAGAGTGTTCGCCGAAATCCCCCAATAGCGCGCACCGATCCTCTATGGTCGTTCTACCGACGATAGGAGTGAAATTATGACCGAACCAAAAGTCTTCATTTATGAGGTAGGTCGGTGCTCAATGGATAACGGACAAGAGATCCTTGTCCAGATCTTTCGACACGAAGACACGCACAAAATCATCCGCGCACAGATCGCCTTTCGCACTTTGGCAGGCGATAGCTGGGGCGTCCCTACAGAATTGAGTTTTCAACAATGAGCTATTTAACGATAAAAGTCTTTGCATGGGTAACTATAGGGCTATGTCCTTTTGTGCTGCTCTGGGACGCTTCTAAGCCGCCTGAAGGCATGTCCAGAGTCAGTGCCGAGACCGCCTACGCCACGATCCCACTAGGCACACTGCCAGTCGTAGTTACACCCCCCGTCACTACGCCGGCTACGGCTTGCGCTGGAGCTTTAGATCTTGCGTTGAGTGTGGGATGGCCTGCGATTGAGACACCGACTTTGATGCGCGTCTTGAAGCGTGAGTCAAATTGTGTGGGTACCGCATTCAATCCTCGAGACACCAATGGCGGCTCCTACGGTCTAATGCAGATAAATGGATTCTGGTGCACCCCTTCGGCATACTGGCCTCAAGGATGGCTACAAGCGAAAGGGATCTTGACAGTGTGCGACGAACTATTTGATCCACGCATAAACCTCACCGCCGCTCTCGCAGTGTGGCATAATTCTAACTGGACACCTTGGAACCTTCCGAAGTGACCGAAGAGTCCTATCCCGAAACTGGTATTACAGAGGAGACCCGACAGATGTATCCCGAAAACTATTCCGACAAATACAACAAAGTATTTAAGGAGTTCCTTGATGACATTGTGCGCCCGAATCATGTAGCGCGTCCGATAGATCGACTTGACGATCACGAAATTCTTCTTGATGAATTGACTTTGATGTATGACGCGCACATGACGATCGGCGGAGAACAAAATCGATTCAATGCAAGCGTGATTCGTGCTGCGATTAACTGCATCAAAGCGTTAAGCGCATGAGCGATCTACAACTTTTTGCACCGACACGCGGACTCGGCGCATACCGTGAAGAATGTGCAATAGACCGAAACACGGTAATCATCTCACCCAGCGCAAAACCGACTTCCGCTCTTGCAGCTCTGCGCGCGTTGCCGAAGTCCGGCTCAAAGCGCAGGCGCGTCTATGAGTATCTAAAGCAGTCAGGCGGCGCGACCGATGAAGAAATTGAGCGCGCACTGGGCATCTCTGGCAACACAGTCAGACCGACTCGAGGATCCTTAGTCAAAGACAAATTCGTATATGCCACAGAACTAGAGCGTCCAACGCTTGCGGGGAACATGGCGATCGTCTGGAAGGCGCGCTAATGGCACACTTTGACCTATCGCTCTATGAGACCGTTGCACAGCGTCTAGAACGCTTTTGGACTGCCTACCCACACGGACAGATCATCACAACCATGATGCACTACGACGCCTCTACGGTGATCTTCCGATGCGAATGCTTAGACAACGACGGACGCATGATCTCGCAAGGCTGGGCAGAAGAAGTCATGGGAAACAGTCCAGTCAATAAAACATCGTTTCTAGAGAATTGCGAAACTTCTAGTGTGGGACGCGCAATCAGTAATGGCCCACTAGGACACACTGGAGAACGCGCATCATCTACCGAAATGGAGAAAGTAAACCGCGTAAATAGCACACCCGCACCAGACACATTCGGCGGCGCGACACCTAAGCAAATCGCCTTCTTAAAGAGCCTTGCGCGCGGTAAAGCATGGGATGACTTCCAGCTGCTTGAGTTCATACACAAGACACTCGGCGTAGACGATGTAGTCGTGGAGACTTTGTCATCTGGACAGTGTCGAGTCTTAATAGACAGGATGAAAGCATGAGAAACCCCAACGAAGATTACGACCGTTTACACGATCACATGACAGCGATTGCGCGCGAGCGTGACAACTCAAACCGAATTATTGCAACGCTGGAAAAGCGCCTTGAGGAATTAGAAGATGAGCTTGTCTTGGCGCATGAAGCGTTAGCGCAAAGGTACACAAGGCCATGAGTCGCACAGTGTGGCTTGCATTGGCTTTAGCGATGCTATGCGCTGTGTTAATGGTCAGGTCTGATAAAAAATGATACTTGCGATTGCAGACCCACCATATTTAGGCAGAGCGAAACGCTGGTACGGCGCTGGCGGTTGTGGCGATGGTCAAGGCCGTAATCAAGCAGACAATCATCCTGACGCAGCGATATGGGATAATCCTGAAACGCATCAAGAATTGTTGACCGAATTGTTGGCAAGATATGACGGTTTTGCCATTGCAATGTCGGTGCACTCGTTGAGCACATATTTAGACATAACGGGCACGGACAGTAGGAACGGTTTTAGAGTGTGCGTTTGGCATAAACCCAGCGCCATTACTAGTGGTAGTCGAATTACTAACAATTTTGAGCCAGTGCTTATTAAAGTACCAGACAGCCGCAGGGGATGGGCAAGCAATGCAGCGCGCGTAAGCGATGTGCTAGTGGCTAATCCACCAAAAGTAAACTTTAGAGGTGCAAAACCTGCACTGTGGACTAAATGGGTTTTAGACCTAATGGGTTACACAGATGGAGACACAGTAGATGACCTATTTGTTGGCTCTGGCATGGTAGGAAATGCGCTAGAGAATTACCAAGAACAATTAAATCTAAACTCATAGACCTAAGCGAGTCGCTTCGCGGTTGGATGATCTGCGGTAACGCAGTTAGATCGGCGCGTCCAAAACCTGCAACACGAAAGGCGATGGCAAAGCGTCGAAGCGCAGTGAGTAAAGGAATTGAATAGGGAGTCCAGTGTGGCAACGGACGGGAGGCCCTTCAGGAGTCTGTCTTGCATTACGCTTACACATGACATACCGAAAACAAACTCAACAGACTCGAGCCCGACATGCAACACAACGCACAACAAACCGAGAGCAAGCCGCTCCCTTGCGGCGCGCTAGCGGGGTAAAAACATGGCACGCGCACAAACCGAATATGATTCCAAGCGATACAAAGCAGCACGACAAGAACTACTCCGAGATAATCCAACATGTCATTGGTGCAGACGCGCGCAAGCGACAGAGCTGGATCACTTAGTCCCCTTTGATGAAGGAGGAACGATTGATGAGGGATATGTCCCCGCATGTAAACCCTGCAACTCAAGACGCGGTGCAGAATACATAAATAAAAAAACTGCAAAAAGAATTCAAGATCGCAAAATGATTCTTTTGCCCCCCGAAATATTGCCCCCGAGCCCCATCCATCTATCTCTCCCAACTAGCCCTGACCGGCCTGAACTGGCGGTGACCAGCCACGACCAGCCAAGACTCGAGACGATCGTCCCGGACTGCGACGGATCGTGGGCTGGCCTTGTGGGGGACATGGCTTTGGAGCTGCTTGGCATTTCGCTTATGCCTTGGCAGGTGCATTATCTTGAGCGCGCTTTGGGATTTACCCATGCTCCAGATGGGCAGGATGATCTTGTGCATCGATCAAGCCTTTGTTCGGTGGCGCGTCAGAATGGCAAGACAGTTTTGATTCAATGCTTGATTCTGTTTTGGTTGATTGAGATGCCGAAGATTCGAGGCACGAAACAAACTGTCTTATCTACAGCTCACACTCTTTCTCTTGCCTGTCTGCTCTTTGATGAGATTGCACCAATTCTTGAAGACCGCTACGGCGCAAAAATTATGAAGTCTTTCGGTCGGAACTCTGCGACGATGCCGGATGGATCGCGCTGGTATGTGCGCGCGGCGAACCCATCAATCGGTCACGGAATGTCGGTAGATCTAATTTGCGCCGATGAGATCTTTGATATTTCGGAGATCACAATGGCAGGCCTGATTCCAACACAGCGCGTCCGCAGGTCTCCTCATCTGGCACTCTTTAGCACTGCGGGCACCGAGTCCAGTGCACTCTTCATCAGACATCGAGAGAACGCCCTTCGCCTGATAGACACAAATAACCCTTCTAACTTTTACTTCGCTGAATGGTCGCCACCGCCAACGATTGATCCAATGCAAGAAGCGTCTTGGTCGTGGGGCAACCCAGCACTCGGACACACTTTGACGATGGAGACTTTACGCGCTGAATCCAAAGATCCTGACCGCTCAAACTTTCTTAGAAGTTCGCTTAATATGTGGATCGCTTCAACCCAGTCATGGATCCAAACGCACCTATGGCCTGACCTTGAGTACGACGGCCCGATCCCTAATGGCGGCGTGATCTCGGTAGAAGCGTCTATGGATGAGTCCAGATATTTTGCGACTAAGTCGGTCGCGCTTGGTGACGGTCGTACTTGTGTCTCGGTCGCCTTTACTGCCGAGACTGCTAAAGAATTGTGGGCGCATGTCGGAGCATTAGCGTCGGC